TCACCAGTTCACTTCTGGTGGGACACTAACGGTTACTAGCGCACCGAGTGGTTTGCTTATGGATTACCTGATTGTTGCTGGTGGTGGTGGCGGTGGTCAGTCCTCAGGGGGTGGTGCAGGTGGCGGTGGTGGTGGCGCTGGTGGTTTGCTAACTGGCACTACAGCGCCTAGCGTAACCGCATATTCCATTGTGGTTGGCGCTGGCGGTGGGGTTGGCGCTTTGGCTAGTAATGATGCTGGAACAAATGGTGGGGATTCATCTGCTTTTGGTTTGACCAGTATCGGTGGCGGTGGTGGTGGTGGTCGGAATGTTGCTGGGGTTTCTGGTGGTTCTGGTGGTGGTTCCGGTTCTCAATTATTCTCCCCTGGTTCTGGCACTGCAGGACAGGGTAACGATGGCGGTAACGGAACAATCAATAGTGGCACATCCGGTGACAACGGTGGCGGTGGCGGTGGTGGTCAGAGTCAGATCGGTGGGCAGGGCGTGAATGATGTGAGCGCTGGTGACGGCGGTGACGGTTATCTCGCTAGCTGGTTGCCGACATCTTTTGGTGATAGCGGTTATTTTGCTGGTGGTGCAGGTGGCGGTATTGCGAACGGCAAAACTGCTGGCGCTGGTGGTCTTGGTGGCGGTGGAACGGGTGGCGGCGCTTCTGGTTCAACAGCGGGTGTTGCGAACACTGGTGGTGGTGGTGGTGGGGCTGGCAGTAACAGTCTGACCGCTTCATCTGGTGGTTCTGGTGTTGTTATTGTCCGATACAGGATTGCGTAGGTAGGTTATGCCTTTCACTGTCACGCCTACAGGGTTTCAATGGGAATACCTGAACGACACCTGGGCTACCCTAGACGATTCTTGGGTGGGGGACTACCCTTCTGTCACAAACATTGAACTTGGTGCGTTCAACGGATTCACTTTGGATGACCCTTATCTTGGGCTTTTGGACACAGGCATCCTTGACGGTGACGTTACTTATGTGGATGTCACCGATACCGTCATTGACTACTCGGTTGCACGCGGCAGGTCGAGGGACTTATCTCGAACTAATGCAGGGAACTTGAATGTCCAATTCCGCAATGAGGACCGCCAGTTTGACCCACTCAACACAGCGAGCCCACTCAATTCGTACACTGTGCCACGCAAACCTGTCAGGGTTTCACTTGACGGGATTAGGGTGTTCACTGGAACGATTGACGACTGGAACTATAACTATGGGATGGGCGGTCTATCTGTAGCGCAGATCCAATCATCGGATGCGTTCTCATTGTTCGCCAGGGAACAAAACACTGGCATATCCGCAGTTGAACAATCATCCGGCGCAAGGATTGAGGCAGTGCTCGATCAGGTTGAAATTGCTTGGCCTGAGCTCGATAGGGATATTGATACTGGAAACGCGACAATGGTTGCCGGAGACTTAGAGGGCAACGCACTCACCTATTTACAGCAGGTCGAGGAGTCCGAGGCTGGGCTCATTTTCATGACCAAAGATGGCAAGTTTGGTTTCAAGCAGAGACTTTTCCAACCTGTTACTAATGCTCTGACCTTCACAGATGATGACACTGGCATCCCATATGATGCGATTGAAATTGTCTATGGCACTGAACTTCTGGCAAACAGGGCAACGGTTACATCCACCGCTGGAACCGCTACAAGCGTGAACACTCAATCTGAGGTGTTGTATGGCACTAGCGAAAGGGAAGTCAGTTCGTTGTTGGCTGCAGGGTCACTGCAATCCCTCGCGGATTACATTGTTGCCAGGTATGGCGCACCTGAATATCGGATGGAACGAATCAGAGTCAATATGCGCAGCATTACCACAGCGCAGAGGGTGGCGATGCTGGCTTTGGAGTTGGGCGATCAAGCCGATTTGCAGTTCACGCCTAATGGTATTGGTGCGCCTATCGCAATCAGAAACAGAGTCATCGGAATTAGTCATCAGGTTGCGCCTGAGTCTCACTTCATGAGTCTGAGTTTTGAGGCTTTGCCCTTCGATTTCTTCATCCTGGATGATGCTGTGTTTGGTAGACTGGATGATGATGCCGCTGTGCTGGGCTTCTAACTGAGGAGTATTGTGCCAAGAAAAACTTTCGTCTCTGGTGAGATTCTTACTGCCGCCGATGTGAACACTAACCTGATGGATCAGGCGGTGATGACTTTCGCTGATGCTTCGGCACGCGATTCTGCAATCCCTTCGCCTTCTGCCGGTATGGTTTCTTATCTTGCAGATTCAGAAAGTTTACAACTTTATACAACAGCCTGGGAAGATGTCAAAACAGGTTTCACTGCTGGCACCGCAATAACGGCAAGTGATGCTTCCTGGGCTGTGCCTACACTTGCTTCGCCTGTTGCTAAGGTTACGGTTATTGGCGGTGGCGGTGGCGGTGGTGCTGACTTTACTACTGATGGCGGGGCTGGCGGCTCTACTATATTCAATGCTGCCGGTGCGGGAACAGTAACTGCTACTGGTGGTGGTGGTGGTCGCGGTGGTACTAGCATGACGGGTCATGCCGGACTTGTAGGTTTCAGGTCCCATAACGGAGGCGCTCCAGGAAGGCGTATCCAATCCGGCTTCCACACTGGCATCGGTGAGTATGGTCAGCCAGGTGAAGTTGTAGTTGCCTTCCTAAATCTTACTGGTGTCACAACCGTAAATGTTACTATCGGTGCTGGTGGCTCCGCTGGCGGCAACGGTGGTGCCGGTGGTCGCGGTGAAGTTATTGTCGAATATGTGGCAGGTTAGGACATGATGAATAGAGTAGCGCTAATTCTTGACGGGGAAACACCCGTCAACGCTGTCATAGTTGCTGAGGGTGCTAAGGGTGACGAATGGCTTGAGGCGAACCCTAACGCGGTAGAGGTGACAGGTTTGGACCCTCAGCCTGGTGTTGGTACTGGGTGGACTTATGACGGCGAATGGGTTGCACCCGTATCGCCACCGCTGACTCGTGAAGAAGTTGAGCTTATTCGCGCTGAAGCGTACAGGATGACTTCTGACCCTATCTTTTTTGAGTATCAGCGTGGGGATGCTACTGAGGCGGAATGGTTGGCTGCGGTTCAAGCGGTGAAGGATGCACACCCTTACCCTGAAGCGGTATAGGTCGTGAAACTCTCACAGCCCTGGCCTGAGGGTTACACAATCAATGCTAGATCCCCTTATGGGTGGAGGGTTCACCCTATTAGTGGGAAGCGGAAGTTCCATCATGGGGTGGATGTTGCTGCACCTGTGGGTACTGAGTTGCGTGCTCCTGCTGATGGTGTCATTGTGCATAAAGGCTCTGGGGCTTCTGGTGGGAACACTCTAATCATCAAGCATGCTGATGACTTGTTCACTGTGTACTATCACTTGGCTAAGCCTTCTCATCTGTTGAAGGGTACGCGAGTGGAGCGCGGTGAGGTTGTCGCTCTGGTAGGCAACACTGGTGCTAGTACAGGATCACACCTCCATTGGGAGGTTCGGAAGTCTGCACGCTGGGGTGACACTGTGGATCCTGTGCCTTACCTTCAGGGTGCTCCCTCGGTTGTTCCTGCAGCGCTCAAGGTGGATGGCAAACTTGGCAGGGGCACTTGGAAAGCGTTTCAGACAGCGCTGAAAGATAAGGGCTTCTATAAGGGTGTGCCTGATGGTAGACCTGGTGTGATGACTTATAGGGCTGTGCAGACGTGGGCTGGTGTGAAACAGGATGGCGTTATTGGTCCTATCACTAGGCGTGCTGTGCAGGAGAAGCTCGGAGTCAAGGCTGACAGTGTGTGGGGCAGGATTACAATCTCAGCACTGCAGAGGCAACTCAATGAGGGGCTTATCTGATGCCTGAGGACAACATGGAAACAGCTGGCGTGAAGGTGTCAATGCGCGATATTTATGCTGAGGTTCAACGGCAGGGGAAACTGCTGGAGAAGATTGCTAACTCCCTGCCTGATCAGGAGTCAAAGGTTGAGGACCATGAGTTGCGTATCAGGAAGTTAGAGCAACGCATGTGGCAGGTGATAGGCATCTTTGGCTTCCTAGCTGCAATAATCTCACCCCTGGTCGCGGTGATGACCGCGTGAGATCTAACCCTAACTGGAGGATCCGCAGGAGGTATGTGGCAGCCTCCTGGGGGATTGGTGCTGTCATGATTGCTCTAGGTGCTCTTGCTGTGTGGGGCGATAGGATGGGAGCTGTAGACCTGATCACTGGTGGGGTGGCTCTCATCACCCTGGTTTTGGGGTCTTATATTGGAGGAGCAGTTGCTGATGATGCACTGCAGAAAAGGAGGAACCCTGATGGAGAAGTGGAATAAGTATTGGGCTTACGCTGGTGAGCGTGCTGTCAAGACTGTGGCGCAGAGTGCGCTTGCTGTGATTACAGCTTCTGGTGTTATCGGCATCCTGGATTTGGATGTGGTGCAGATTTTGTCTGTGTCTGGTTTGGCAGGGCTCATGTCTTTGCTGACCTCTGTGCTTCAGTATGACAAGGGTGATGCCTGATGCAGGATGTAGACCGCGTGAATGGGTTTGAGGTCCCTGTAGATCCTATGGATTTGCTTCAGTGTGACTCTTGCCAGTGATACACTTTGAGTAGGCCATGTGCCTCTCTTGAATGAACCCCTCAGCTTTCCACCGGCTGGGGGGTTCTTCTATTCACTGAGCCATGCGTAGATGGTTCGCCTTGTAACACCTGTTTTCTTGGAGAGTGCCTTGATGGTCACTCCCTCGCGGTATTGGTCCCTGACACGGCTTCTGAGCTCTGCTGTGACCTTTTCTACGCGAGCGAGCTGCCATGCTCTGAGGTCAGCGAGTTGCTCGATGGTCTGATCGGCTAAATCGTAGTTCCCTGGAATCATCATGCACACCACTATACACGCCGATGAAAAAATGTGTTGCAGATTCTCTGTGGAT